TTAGAGTCCCGGATAACAGATATTAAAGAGATCTATCCAGACAAAGAAAGTTACGGAGGGCTTAAATTCTCATTTACTCATCATGGAGTTATAGGTAGATTCAAAGTTGTCTTGAATTATAATGATTTCTTTGATGTTATCGCTTCATCAGTTGAGGAAAAAGAATATTTTTTGAATATAGACGCTAACCAACTACTAGCAATTTTTTATTCTTTGTTACAAGCTGCAAAGAAAGAGGAAGAAGATATTTTAAAAAGTGGTGTTAAATTGAGACATTATACTGAAACTTCAAGGAAAATGAATTGGAGAGAGAAGTTTGGACAGGGCTTACAAGAAGAATGATAAAGTTAAATTTATAATTCCCGGTATTCCGTTTATAGATACTAAAACAGATTCAATTAGGTGGAATTATGGAGAGATAGTCTCCTCTGGAACTTCAAAACACGGAGCAAAGTTTGTATATATTAGAGAGGAACAAACTAAAGAAGTGTTAAAAGTTTCAACTTTTGGAGTTTTCATTCTAAACTAATTTTATGAAACGGATAATAATGTCTAAGGAGTTGGGATATGTGCAACTGCACTAATTTTTGTGGTAATTGTGGAGGACGATAATTTTTTAGTCCCTGAGGGGTTATTTGAAAATCAGCCAGAAGTTATCTTTGAAAATACAAGGGAGGACTTTGAAGATGATGATTGCGGAGATAGTTGTAAATTATAGGCAGGGCAAGTGTTACATAGATTCAATACACTAGCCAGACTTCTTATTGTTAGCGTTTTAATATTTCCTGTCCCTGTATATGCAGACAGTCATATAACAACAGAGACAGAGACCTTTGACGGAACTGACGGAACACTAGTTACAGATTTAACAGTTCCTAGTGGATCTCTTGCTATTGATAGTGATGATGTCTCTACTAGAAATGACCAGAACTGTTGTGGTGTAGGTGGACAATACTTCTTTAGTCTAAAGGATAACTATGCAGGTGGACAACAAGCTACTGCTTATACCTTTACATTACCTGATGACCACGATATTACTGAAATAGGTTTTAGAATGGCAGGTGTTAATTATGCTTATACTATTAAATATAATTACTCTGATGATACTGATGAAACAATAAATAAAAATGCTCAGGGCAATACTTCTTATGAGGATTTGACTAAAGCTGTAACAGGTAAATATATTATTAGCTTTGTTGTTACTGTATCTGACTGGGTAGGTATTGACACTATTTACTGGAAGTATGATTCAACTCCACCAACTACAACTACTACAACTACTCTTAGTCCATTAGATATAGAGAGAAACAATAACTTTGCTGAAACAGGTATTCTTGAAACCAATGAAGAAAGAGTAGCCAGAGAATATATTGACGCTCAAAATTGGGAGAGAGATAATAACCAAGCTGAGACTGGATACTGGGAATTAGATTCTGAGAGACGAGATAGAGAAGCAAGAGAGTTAGAAGAAGCAAGATTGGAAGCTGAAAGAATAGAAGCTGAAAGAATAGAAGCTGAGAGGTTAGAAGCTGAGAGGCTAGAAGCTGAGAGATTAGAAGCTGAGAGATTACGACTAGAGGAAGAAGCTAGGTTAGAAGCTGAACGATTAGCTGCTATAGAAGCTGCAAAGAAAGCTGCTGTCAAAGCTGAGTTAGAAGCTAATTTGCAGGTAGATGTTGAATTAGAGGAGGAGGAACTTGAAGAATTTATTGAAGTTATGGAGGAAATTGAAGTAGCTTTAGAGGAATTAGATATTGAAGTTGAAGAAGAAGTTATTGAAATTAAACAGGTTGATGTTGAAGTAATTAAACAAGAATTAACTCCTGTTACAACTACCACTACTACAACTACCACTACCACTACACTTCCACCTCCTACAGAAGAGTTAACGGATCTAACAGAGAAAGAAAAGGAGGCTGTTCAAGAAGTAGTTAATAAGGTAGAGGAATTAGAAACAATAACAGAAGAGGAACAGGAAGTTGTTGCTGAAGTATTAGGTGTTGAGACTGAGGAGTTAGAAATTGTAGCTGAACTTATAGAGGAAGAGCCTACTGTAGCTCAAGCAGTAGAGGAGTTTGTAGAGAGAGCAGCAGAAGATGAAAGTAATGATTATTCCTTAGCTGACGCTGTTGTAGAAGTACAGACTGAGAAATTTGTATCAGATGTTAAAGAATTTATAGCTGATCCAATTAGTGCTATTATTGATATACAGATAGAGCCAATAGAACTTAAAGAAATTATAGAGTTAGGTAATGATATGACAAATGACCAGAGAGAAAAGACTCAGGAAATTGTTGTGCCTGTAATATTAGTATCTCAAATCATTGCAACAAGTTCAATAATCCCTATTAGAAAGATTAAATAAATGTTAATGATATTAAAAAAGGCAGCTGACTTTCTATTTCACATATTAGGACTTCCATATTATACAATTAAATATTTGCTGATCTACTTGTGGAAAGTTATCCGACTCTTACCAAAAGCTCCTAAAGTAATAGGAAAATGGTTACTAGAAGCGTTAAAGGAAAGTATTGCTCAGATTTTTACAATTTTGGGATTTTTTATTGCTTGGCTCACTTTGACCGGGAGTTCCAAAACGATAGTAGGGATTGCAATTCTAATATCTTTGTCTCTCTGGTTATTAACTATTGGAATAAGAAAAGATTAGAGATTAATTGTAAATTATGAGAAGATTCAAAAAATTAGGGCATGAGTTTTCTTATGAAATAGAATGGGATACTAAATTAAAAAAGATACATACTAAAAAAGAGACTAAGACTCGTGGAAAGTAAAGAGACTATTCTAGTTGAATACTGCGAGAACTGTAAGACTCCATATTGGCAAGAGTTTTCTAATCAGAATCTCTGCAAAGATTGTGAGGGGAAAGATTAATAAATACTTCTTAGAGTATGCTATTGGTTGGGTGTTCTTTAGCAGCTTTGTTGCTCTATTATATTTCTTAAGATTTCTTAACTTATGACAAATAAACCAGCTAACCAGAATGGATTTACTAATAAAGAAATCTTAATGATGTTGCTACAGGGACAAGAGAATCTTAATAAGAGGATAGATCAAGTACATGAAAAAGTGAATTCTAAAATGTCCCGGCAGGAATTACTTGGGTGGATAACTGCTTTTGCTGTATTAAGTGCAGCTCTAATGGCTTTCTATAGAAATTAATAGGGTTATAATGCCTTATGACAGAATACATAGATGACATTAGCTTAGCTTTACCTCATCAGCAACAAGTAGGGGAATCTGATAGAGATTTCCAGAGATTTCAATACTATTTAGGCTTGGGAGCTTCCAGAACACTTAAAAAGGTTTCCGATAAGTTCACTATCTCAGAACGGAGAATAAAACAGATCTCCTCTAAAAATCAATGGAAAGATAGGCTTCATGCAATAAATAGAATGATGAATGAGCAAATTGTTAGTGAAGTTTTGGCACAAGCAGGAGAGACAGTTCAGGGTATATCAGAAAAAGTTAATCCTTTAATATTTAAAGTCTTAGAAGAGATAGGAAATAGGGATCTAATAGATATGACTCCAGTAGAATTAAAAGGAATTTTAGAGACTTGTTATAAAATGGTTGCTCAGATATACGGCTTAGGGACTCCTCAAGTTAATGTTACTACAGTAGAAATCCCTGAAATTAGGTTTAAATGGGACTGGGAAGATGAATACTAATGTTATTCAAGCTAATGCTCCAGACTTACATAAAGGACAAAAAGAAGTCCTAAAAGGGATACAAGATAACAGATTTGTTATTTGTATTGCAGGTAGGCGTTGGGGGAAAACAACTCTTTCAATAGTTGCAGCGTTGGATTCAGCTTTTAAAGGAGAGAGAGTTCAGATAGTTTTCCCTGTATATCCTCAAGCCTTAGATAGTTGGTTAAACCTTAAGTCTTTAATAAGGCAACTACCAGAGGATTATTATGAAATCCGGGAGGTTGAAAGAAGAATAGTTTTAAAGAATGGTGGTTTTATCCAGATCAAGTCAGCAGACAAGCCTGAAAGACTAAGAGGAGCTGGAGGAATTAGCTTAGTTATATTTGATGAGGCAGCCTATATGAGTAAAGAGACATGGGAAACGATCCGTCCAATTCTTTCTGATAACTTAGGGAAAGCCGTTTTTATTTCAACTCCTAACGGAATTAACTATCTCCATGATTTATTTGAGAGAGCAAAGACTAGGAAAGACTGGAAAACATATCACTTCTTAACAGCTGATAATCCTAATATTAATCCAGATGAATTAGCACAAGCTAAAGAAGAGTTAGGCTCTTTAGTTTATGCTCAAGAATACTTAGCAGAGTTTACTGATGTGGGAGCAGTCTTTAAGTCTGAATGGTTTAATTATTTTACAGAGGAAAAAGAGGGAGACGATATTGTCTATAAAGTAGGAGATGAGTTGATCCCTCATTCAGAACTCTCTATCTTTGGCTGTATGGATACGGCTTTAAGTATTAAAGAGACAGCCGACTATTCAGCCATAATAACAGTTGGAATTACTGAAAATGGTATATTATTAGTATTAGATTTGTTAAGAGCAAGATTAGAAGCTCCAGACATTATTCCAGCTATGGAGAAATTTATAGATAAATGGAATATGTCTTGGCTAGGAGTTGAGGACTCCAGCTTTGGACTTGGTGTTGTGCAAATGGCTAGGAGAAAAGGTTTACCAATTAGAAACTTAAAAGCAGATAAATCTAAAATAGCCAGAGCCATACCAGCAGCAGCAGGACTAGAAGCCGGGAAAATCTATTTCAGAAATGGAGCAACTTGGCTTAATGACTTTGAGAGAGAATTGACCAGCTTTCCTACTGGATCTCATGATGATCAAGTAGATGTTCTGGCTTATGCAGCCAGATTTGGAATAGTTAGGAAAACTAAATGGAGTGTAACTTAATTGGGACTCACGGATAATATAAGGAAATTTTTTAATAACTCTGATACTAAGGCTATGTATTCAATGCCGACTTCTAATGTAATCTTTCCATACAATACAGATATAGGATTCTTTTCTGGAACTGAACAAATGAATCCAGAGGGGAATAGTGCTGCATTAGCTTGTCTCAATGTTTTAGGGACTGCTTTTTCTGAGCCTAATTTAGTAGTCATGCAAAAAACTCCAGAGGGAGATGAGATAGTAGAGAATCACGCTGCTTCTATGTTGTATGAAAAGCCGTCTCCTTATATGTCAGCTAACCTATTAGCAAATTACATAACTTCTGCAATAGCTGTATCTGGAGACGCTTTTATCCTTAAATTAAGAAATGAATTAGGGGAGGTTGTTCAATTATTCCCTCTAATGCCTGAATCTGTTGAAGTTAAGGGAACTAAGACAGATTTAATAACTCATTATGAATATAAACAACAGGGACAGACTTTAGATGTATCTAGAGAAGATATGATCCACTTGAGAGAAAGAGTAGATCCAGCAAACTACAGAAAAGGATATGCTCCATTAAAAGCAGTAATGGTTGAGATTCTTGGAGATAGTGCAGCTTCTCAAATGGCTGCAGCACTTGTTAAGAATATGGGTGTTCCGGGAACAATTATAAGTCCTAGAAGTGATTTAGGAATGACCTCAGATGAAGCAGAGAATATAGCAGATGTATTTGGAAGAAGATTTGGAGGAGAAAATAGAGGACGACCACTAGTTATCTCTGGAGGGGAGATAGATGTTAAGACAATATCTTTCAGTCCTAAAGATTTAGAGATAGGAAAGCTCCGATATGTTAATGAAGAGAGAATATCTGCTTCTCTTGGAGTACCAGCTATCTTAGCTGGACTAGGAGCAGGACTAGAGAGAGCTACTTATTCTAATGTTAAAGAGCTTAGAGAGTTCTTTACTGAACAAAAGTTGATCCCTATGTGGAGAAATATTGCTTCTGAATTAACTAACCAACTATTATTAACTGATTTTGAGGATTCTCCAGATTTTAGGTTTGAATATGATCTTTCTAATGTAAGGGCTTTAAGTGAAGATGAGGACGCTGAAATGGATAGAATCATTAAAGGAGTTCAAGCAGGTTTTATAACACTTGCAGAAGCTAGAAAATCTACTGGATTTGTAGCAGATGAATCCACAATGGATATATACCTTAGAGACATGAATCAGATAGAGGTTGCAGCAGACGGATCTGGAGCAAAAATATATTCTGGGCAAGATAATCAAGAGGTAGCACCAGAGAAAGAGATGAAAGATGATACTTTCTCTTATACAGCAGACGGAGAGAGAGTCCATAACTCTTGGATAGATAAAAAAGAAGAAGAAGAGGAAGAAGAGGAATTTGTTGAAAAAGTAACAACTCCTGAATCTTATGACCTATACAGTTGGGAAGAGCCTACAACTAAATTTCTAGGACTCCCTATTGTAAAAAGAAACAACTCTGAAGAGGAGAAAGTAATGTACTGGAAAGCTATTGACACATTAAGGGAGAAATGGGCTGGAGTCTTTTCTAATATCTCTGCTAAAGAATTAAATAGACAGAAAAGAGATATTGTAAAAGTTGCTAGGATTTCTCAAGATATAGATAGCCTTAAGCAAAATATAGATATATTAATAGAAAAAACAGATTTCCATGATGAGTTACTTCCTTTATATCTATCAATGGCAGATGACTTCTCTTTACAGACTTGGGATAAGATGTTTCCTAAGAAAGAATCCTTTAAAGCAGCTACAGAAGTTGATCTAAATGTAGATGTAACAGAACAACAAGCACTAAGGACAGTTTTTGGAACTGTTGCAGGGTTATTAGATGAGGGAAGAACACTTAAAAAGATAGTTGAACAAGGTTTTTATAGAGGGCAAAGAGAATTGCCAAAAGCTGTTGGCTCAGTCTTTCAAGACGGACAAGCTGCTAGTTACTTACAGGAAAACGCAAGAGGAGTTATGAAAGAGTTAAATAAGACAACTAGGAAGAGGGTTGCTACTCAAATATCAGACGCTCTTAAAGAAGCAGAGAAAATAGGAATTATTAATCCTACAGCAGAGACTCCAGCAGGTAAGAAGTTCTTTGATGATTTAGCAAGACGGATAGATAAGACTCTAGGAGGACAATCTCTTAGAAGAGCCAAAGTAATAGCTAGAACAGAATCGTTAAAGGCTACAAGCTGGGCTAGAAGAAGAGCAGCAAAAGCAACTGGAAAAAATCTTGAAGCTGAATGGATTTCTAGGAGAGATGACAGAGTAAGGGAAGCTCATAACATCTTAGACAATCAAAGAGTGCCTTTTGACGCCTTTTATATGTATAATGGACACAAATTAGATTTTCCGGGAGATCCAAAAGCTCCGGCAGATCTAGTGATTAACTGTAGAT